ATTATTTAGTCATTCGTAAAACTATACAATCTTACTTATATGATATTGTATAGTAATGGAGAATACAACCACACGAATTTCAGATTTACCAGACCCGAATTCACAACATATGCAACAACAATACATGAATCAACAATCACCCACAAAAACAACTGAATTGCCGAATAATTATACTCCAATTAACGTGCATCCAAATCCCTATGGTGTTTCCGACCAGAACCCTATTATGTCACCCCCCCAACAACCCATAAGTCCCCAACAAGAATTTATTGCTAATAATAATGATAATAAACCAGTTCCGCAATATTTATCGGAAGAACAGCGACAAATGATAATGCCTTCTCAACAACAACGATTGCCGTCACGACATATACAACAAGACACAACTCAATACGCTCAAGATGAAAGAGTCCAACCAAATTATATACCAAAAGAAGCTGTATCTAATGACTACGTTAGAGAGTATGAAGAATTTACCGATAAAAATATTCAGAAACACGAAAAAGAGAATGACCGCAACCAACAAATAGATGATATTTTGAGTGATTTACAAGTCCCTATTTTTGTAAGTATTTTATTCTTTTTGTTTCAACTTCCCATTATAAATGCATATATATTCAAACGATTCTCGTTCTTATCCATTTATAATGATGATGGTAATTTTAATTTTTACGGTTTAGTATTTAAAAGTTGGATTTTTGGTAGTATCTATTATACCATCACTAAATTCACCAATTTTTTAATTAGTCTATAATCCCAACACCTTCAACAATTTATTTTTAGAGGCGATTTTCGTTTTCTTTTTGACTGTCTTAGATACAGGTTTCTTTACTTGTTTATTTTCTTCAGAAATATTCGTTTTATTTTCATTAGGAGTATACTTCAAAAACCATTCTTGATATTCAGGTGATGTTTGTTTATTCTTCAATTCTTTAAATTTTTGAGTTTTTTCAGAACGTATATCTTCAATGGTTAGTTGTTTTCCATAACATTGATTTGTGAAACGCTTTAAAATACCTTGTTGTTTTAGTTTATTTGTTTCTTGAATATTAAACAAATACTCAGCCATACATACTAATCTGATGTCATTTAGTTTTTTATCACCATAAACAAAGCTCAAATATAAACTCATAATAGTATCAATAGTGGCTATTTTTACAGTTCTATTTTTAAGATTTATTTCATTGTAACTATGACACGCAATCGGTTTGTGTATTACTGCTATAATGTCATCCTTTCCCACAGATACTTCTATATTCTCAGGGATTACTTCACCAATCGCATCATTACGTTTTATTTTGATATTTTTTATTCCAGCATCTTCTAATTGTTCTTTTAATATCAATGCGGTTTTTTCGAAGTCTTCAGCTAATACATCAAAATCAGGTATTTTCTGTAATTCCCGTGTTTCCTTCTCGCTTATATGTTTTGAATATAATCCACTCGCATATCCACCGAAAAATACGACCCCCTCGTCCATTAATGTATCTCGTGCGATAAAATATATTTTCTCTTGTTCGGACATATCTATTTCCATTTTTCTCTGAAAATCGATCTCAGTACATTTGGAAGTTTTTAATGGGTAATATTTGTTTAGTAAATTCAAACGTTCCAATACTTTTTCCCATCTGGATACATCTCCATCAGGTCTGGATAATTCTAAGTACATAGACATTCTCAAATAATTTGGGGGTGTATAATGGATACCAGACCTTTTTATAGAATCATTTTTAATTGAATCAAATAATTGTTTTGGTAATTGGGTTATATCCGCAATTGGAATAAAATTCACAAAAACTTTGTATGTTCCATGATGAACTCCTGCCTTTGCTTCCACATTAGTGTATCCACTATCATAATATATATCAGCCAACTCTATAGCATCTTTCATTGCGTTTGATGAAAAGAAATCATAATCAGGTATTTCGGCTTCTTTGTCATAGAAACGTGCGTTTTCTGGTAATATATTATTAATAGCAGTACCCCCATAACATACTAATTTCTTTTCTACAATAAATTCTTCTACTATTTTTATCATTTTTTGGACGTCTTCGTCACTAACAATTCTTTTACCTGAAGTTTTTTTATTTTCTTTGATAGCACTCCTTAATACAGCCATTTCGCACTCTTGGAATGTCATTTTATTAGTACATTCGTCCGGATAAAAAGTTTTCTTTGACTTTTGCGACTTATTTTTATTGTATTTACCCATTTGTATATACAATAATTATACTTTTTTTTACTGCATTTGATTTTTTTTCAAATAATCAATAGTATATGCTAAAGGAATAATTCCACCTTTGTTATCATTAAACATCTGTTCGTATTGCTCTAACTCATCGTCTTTAGAATAAAACTTATATAATACAAATTGTGCTCCATAATTCAATATAAAACTATTTATATCCGGATTTTTTGCATTATTATTAATAGTATCAGGCATAACTAATCTCAAGTTTCGCGTACTCGTACATAATCCACATTTGTCTTCTACTCGTATGTGGTCGTAATTTAGATTTAATAATTCAGTGTATCTATGAAGAAATAATTTATCCGACCCACTTTCTAAATTAACGAAAGTAGATAAATTATAACATTGTCTTTCTTCTGGATTGCAGGTAGACTTAGCGTTATAATTTCGGTCAATTGTTTTATCAATAATTACCACTATTTTGCCTTGTATATCTGACATTTTCGTTTGTTTAGACACTTTCCCAGTGTATAATCTTGATTTTAAATTTGAATCAACCGCTTTTGATATTAATTTATATAGTTTTGTATCATCTCCTTTTGATTTGATTCTTAAATGAATAAATAATGGGTCATTTAGATTAGGTGTAGGTTGGACGAAAGCGGAAGTAGATAACATACTAAATACATTGTCAAGTAAGAGTGTATTCACAGTTTCAATTGTTTCTAATTGTGTATCATTTGTATACGTAATCATTGGTTTATCGTCAATTAACAATACTTCAAAATCGAATAGTCTCACTCCACGAGATAATAAGTATTTAACCATGTCTATATTTACACTTTTTCCCGTCACTGCGCTATTATAAGATGACTTTATAACATAATCTTTTAACGTTGGTTTCTCACGTGAGTCGGTTGAAGACTCATCCGGAGGTAATGAAACAATACTTGTCCCTTCTGATTCTATTAAACTATTATATTCTCCTTCTGCTGTTCCAAACAACTCTAATCCTTCGACTGTATTACATTGACATTCATCATTTTTGCATCTGGACCTACATTTTAGTGATTTACATTGTAATTTATTAATAATTCTTGATATCATTCTACGCTTCCATAGAAAACGATATATTACATATATGAATATACAAATAATTAATAGTAACAAGATACATTGAGTATTATTCATTATTATGGTTATATATTATTTGAAGATTTAATATATAATCACTAACAAATATAATAGTAATTATATATAAACTTATAATAATGGCTGGTGGATTACTAAACATTGCTGCCATAGGAAATGCGAATCTATTTTTAACAGGAAATCCAAGTAAAACATTTTTTAAAGTAACATACTGTAAATATAGTAATTTCGGACTTCAAAAATTTCGGATAGACTATAATGGTTCAAGAGATTTGCGTTTAACCGAACCTTCTACTTTTCAATTTAAAATACCAAGATATGCTGAGCTATTAATGGATACATATGTTGTGGTAACATTACCAGATATATGGAGTCCTATACATCATCCATTACCTAAACCAATACTATCACAAGAAGGGTCCAATACTATACCAGAAATAGTAGATGGTAATGACACTGGATGCCGATGGGCTCCTTATGATTTTAGGTGGATTGAAAATATTGGCGCTTCTATGATTCAAGAAATCGAAATAACAAGTGGGTCAACCACTATTCAAAAATATACTGGGGAATACCTTTCTATGATGGTTGAACGTGATTTTAATTCCGATAAGAAAGAATTATTTAATACTATGACTGGAAATGTACCAGAAATAAATGACCCAGCTAACTGCAATGGTCGTAGTAATTCATATCCATCAACAATTCATACTCAAAATACAGCTGGTGCTGAACCATCGATACGTGGAAGAAATCTATATATACCCATTAATACATGGTTTACATTGAATAGTTCTTGTGCGTTTCCATTGATTGCGCTTCAATATCAAGAACTCCATATTAATGTTACATTTAGACCGATTCAAGACTTATTCCAAGTACGTGATGTATTTGATGCCAGAAATAATTTTCCATATATAAAACCGAATTTTGGCGAATCACGGTTTCAGATGTACCGATTTCTACAAACACCGCCTTCCATAGAAGTATCGGCTGAAAATTATCAAAATAAACTTTCTTCATGGAATGCTGATATTCATATAATATCTACTTATTGTTTCTTATCTAAAGAAGAGGCTGAATTATTCGCAAGAAAAGACCAAGTATATTTAATTAAAGATGTATTCGCACATACGTTTGAAAATATAACTGGAACACGTAAGGTAAAATTACAATCACCACCAGGTATGGTTTCAAGTTGGATGTGGAATTTCCAGAGGAATGATGTAAATTTACGCAATGAATGGAATAACTATACTAACTGGCCGTATAAAACACTACCGGTAGGAAGCGTACCATATACGAATAGTAATACTCAAGGTGCTTTTCCCAACGTAGACCCAGTAGATTTACTTGTAACTGGGTTCTTAACTACTGGTAATTTCGCAGTAGAAAATAGAAAAGAAATACTCGAAACCATGGGTATACAACTGGATGGTAGTTATCGTGAGAATATGTTAACTCGTGGTATTTATGATTATATTGAAAAATATACCCGAACTAAAGGTTCAGCTAAGGAAGGCGTGTATTGTTATAATTTTTGTCTCGATACAAGTCCATTTGAATACCAACCATCCGGTGCTATTAATTTAAGTAAATTCAAAAATATCGAATTAGACATTACAACATATGTCCCCCCAATAGATCTGGTTAATTCAAAGTTTGATGTTATTTGTGATGGTGAAGGTAATCCAATCGGATTTCGTAAAGAAAATTGGAGATTATACGATTATAATTACAATATGACATTATATGAAGAAAGATATAATGTATTGTCATTCATAGGTGGGTCGTGTGGTATGTTACATTCAAGATAAGTTATATTGCGTGTTTTTTCCATTTTTATTACACCGACCGGAAAGAAAAATGAGACAAAACGCAGTTATGAGTATGCGTATCAAAGAAACAAACCGGTTGAAATACCAACGCTTACTGAAAAATCACAAGGACAAAACACATATTACAGAAGTAGAACAAACACTCAATTCTTTCAATTCCAAAAGTTGTAATTTGGATAAGTTCAAAGAATACATAGCAAAGAAACTGGAAGTAAATGAGGTAGTCGTTCCACTATACAAAGACATTCATTTTCGTAAATACAAATGGTATGCTTACATAAATAAGAAGCGAAGCGAGGATAATATGCTGAATATGATTGAAAAGAAGTATAGTAAAGACCATACCATTATCATAGGTGATTGGAGTATAGGAAAGCAGTTGCGACACTTTATTTCCACACCTAACTTATCACTAAAAAGAAAATTAAAGGAGCGTTTCAAAGTGTATAACATAGATGAGTTTAGAACATCTTGTATATCCTACAAAACGAAAGACCATTGTAAAAACCTGTATTTGCCTGATAATAAAGGCGAATACAGAAAAATCCACTCAATCCTAACATATCAAATGGAAAACAACAGGAAAGGGTGTATCAATCGTGATAAGAACGGATGTAGGAACATCCAATATGTATTCAACTACTACAAGAAGACAGGAAA